AGCGCAGCGCCGCGGCGGTCCACCATCGGATCGCCCGATTGAAGCGGCCTGACCTTGCGGAACCGGCTCATCGCATATCGGCTCCCGACAAGCGAACGGTCGCGCCGTTGTCGGTGATGCGGAAGATGCGGCCCGGAGCCTTGATCGTTCCCAAGGACCGGTATTCAATCGTGGCCGAATAATCGCCCGCTGCGATGATGTTCGAGCTGTGGTTGTTCCAGCTGTGCCCGAGGTCGTCGGAGCTTTCGAGCATGATCGTTGCGCCCGTCTGCGTCGGTGCGCCGATCGACAGGTCGATGGTCACGGCCCCGCACGGGATGACATCGCGGCCCGTCACCTGGATTCCCGCCGTCACCACGCGGGTGAAGGCGTCTGAATCAGTCGTCGTGCGGTCATCGCGTCCCGTCGTCGGGTCCAATATCCAAAGCGTCCCGGTCGCGTCGTCTCCGGCAACCACGTCCGTCCCGAAGCCGCGGTCCAGCGTCGTCGCCCGCATCCCGACCCAGTTGGTGCCGACGTGCGCCCGCCAGTTGTCGCGGCCTGGCGACGCCCACGAACTCCACATGTTCGCAGTGAGGTCGTAAACGAGGGTTTCCGAAGGGCCGAGGCGAAGGGCGTAGAAATCGTGCCCGTCGAGACTGAACCCCCAGACGCGGATCGTCACGTCGTCATCGGTCACGCCGTCGCCGTCGCCGCCGGTCACGTCATCGGCGGGGAAGTAGCGGATCACGGTGGTGTATGCTGGAGCGGTCGCGTTGTCGCCGTTCTGCATGGAGATCAGCGCAAGGCGTGTGTGGGTGCTGAGCACCATCCCGCGCGTCACGTCCGGCAGGTCGCCGATGTCCCAATCGGTGATGTCGTGCGTCGCAGCGGTCGAAAGATCGGCGGCGACGATATTGTGGAGGTCGGAATATGCCTGGTTGCCGTAGCTGTCCGGCCCCGGAAACCAGAACGCGTCAGCGCCGGGAGCAAGCCCCATGAGGAACGGGGAGCCCGCAAGCATCGCCGAATTGAGCGAGCTATACGGCGTCAGCGCATAGGAACGATGCTGAAGGACTGAGAAATCATCGTCGCTCAGCAGGTAAAGGTCGGTCGCGCCGCCGTGCGCAACGAACCAGCCAGCAGACGTGTGATAAGCCTCTACGACGATCCAGTTCGTCGGGGCCGGGATGCTGTTGAAGTCGGGAGCAGCTGAGCCCGCCCCCGCATCGATCACCCGCTGGAAATAGATGTTGTTGTTGTCTGCACCGACCGCCCACACGTCCCCGTAGCGATCCTGCAAAATCTGCTGGAACAAGGTCAGTCCGGTAGGTGTGCCGTTCGCGACCGTCGTGAGCGTGCTGGTTTCGACATCGTAGATGCTGATGTCCTTCGATCCCGCGCCCGTCCCGCCGCCAAGCCACGCAATCTTGCGCGTGTCGTCGGGCATGACGAACAGTCCCATGCCGCCCGAAACTGCAAGCAACGCATCCGACGCCAGAACAGTCTGCGAGCCGCGAGCGAAGTCGGGCCACGAGCAAAGCGTTCCGGCAGTATCCAGCGAATAGACCGTGCCGTCGTCATCGATGACGAGGTTGAGGCCGCCACCGCCTGCGCCGAAGGCCGTAATGCAGGAATCGTCGGTGCGGTCGAGCGTCCAGATCGTCCGGTCGCTGCTGGTATCCTCGCATATGATGTAGCGTCCGTCAGGCGAGAACGCCTGCGGGTAGAAGGTCGCAATCCCGACCGTCTCGTCTTCGAGCAAGGGCTCGACAAGGAACGGCAGCCCCATCAGCCGATCCTCTGCGCGTTGATCGCTTCACGCAGCCGCTCCGCGATTCCCGGAGTGGACACGACGACAGGCTCGGCACCGATGCGATAGACCGTTCCGTCCGTGCCGACGGCCATCACGTCGTCCTTGACCTGGACGATGGTGCCTTCCCAGATGCCCTTGTCGAACAAGCGGCCCTGTTGGCGTTGAAAGGGAGCCAAGGCGTCGCCGGACGGATACCAGACTTCGTTGGTCGAGGTTCCGGGAAGCCAGAACTGATCGCCGACAACCACCACCTGCCACACCGGATCGGGCGAGCGCTCGGCAGTCGCGAAGTTCAGCGGGTCGATGATGATCTCGCCCGGCTCGATCCAGTAGAAGCGCCCGTTCTTCCCCTGCCCTTGAGCAACGACGCAGATGGTGAAGGACGCAATCACGCCGACCGACACGATCCCGTCATTGTCGGGCACGGCCACGGTGGAGAAGGTCGAGCCGCCGCCGCCCGATAGGGTCGCGCCGCCCCACGCGAGGTTGGCCCCGGTTTCGGTGGTTGCCACCGTGTCCCCGTCCGCGCCGTTGAGGAACGCCCGGATGACCAGAGTCGTCGCATCCGATGAGATCGCCCGCGCATCGGGATTGCCCGCCATCGACGAGCTGTAATCCAGCCCCGCCGCGCCGGAGTTGTTGATGGCGTTGAGGAGGTTGGCCAAGGCTTGTTCGACCGAACCGGAGAGCGACACAAGCCACGGCTGCGCCGATGTTCCTGCCGGCGTCCCCGTATCCACGTCGCCCGACGTGAACTTGTAGGTCATCGATCCGACCGTGACGGTATCGTTGTCGGCAATCGCCCCGGTGGAGGTCAGGGTGCCTCGGGCATAGTCGCTCTCGGTGTAGTAATGCAGAGCCAGCCCGTCCGCGATGAACAGGTAGGTGTCGGTCGCGGCCATCGACACGGCCCCGGTCGAGGAGTCGATGGTTCCAACCACCGTGACCGTCTCGTCCTGCGCGATCTTGTAAACCGTGTTGCCGCCGACGACGAACAGGGATTCCCCGAACGTCCCCGGCTGCGAATAGACCTGACGGATCGGACTGTGCGTCATGGTCAGCCACTTGCGCAGCGCCGGACGGGTCAGGAGCGCGACCTGATCCTTCTGGTTGACGGGACATTGCTCGAAGTAGCGGTTCAGCAGCCGGATATCGGGCGTCTGCGCTACGCTCCGCGAGAAGTCGGAGGTGCCTAGCGGAAGGCGCATTACGTCCTCCCGCTGTTGAACGCCGCCGTGCTTTCTCCGAATGGCCCGCGCCGCTGGTGCAGCAGCCCAAGCGAGCCCGGATCATTCGGGGTTCTGGGCTTGCGGTAGCGCGCCTGGATTTGCGAGCGCTGGCGCTGCAACGCCATCTGGCTTTCCGGCGTCAGGTTGCGCGAGTGGCGCGGGTTCAGCCGCACTGCCAGCATGACGATGAAATAATCGTCATACTCGGTCGGGAACGGCATATCGTCGGTGGCGATGAGGTCGGTCACGCGAACCCAGTTGGCCTGGTCGGCGCGATACATGAACTCGGCAACCAATCCCTCAATGTCAAACAGCTCGGTTGCGTCCAGTTCCAGCGTCCGCCCGTTGCCGTCCAGCGTCAGGTTGCAGGTGTCGAGCGTGTTGGCGCTATCGACAATCGCGAACCGCTGCCCGTCATAGGGCATGGGATCGAGCTTGAACGTCAGTGGCCCCGTCAAGTTGAGGATCAGCCGGACGTTCTCGGGAATCCACGGGGAGCAGAAGGCCGTCTGGTCATACGTCCCGCCGACGTTCAAATCCGTGAGCGGCAGGCCGACTTCCGAGCCAATCGTGGACTGGATCAGCGAGTTGAGAAGAGACAGCCCCTCGGTCTGCTCGGCAGCCGTGGGCGTTGACCCGATCGCAATCAGGTTACTCTCTCTGTAAGCCCTCTGGATGATTTCTGCAGCGGTCGCCATTGGTCAGGCTCCCGTCAGACCTGGAACGTGCCTGCGCAGTTGGTCAGCGTGACGTAGGCACCGTCTTGATAATAATGACCAAGCTCGACGAACTGGCCCGCCGTGACCGCGAGCGAGGCGACGATGGTCGAACCGCCGGAAACCGTGCCGGACGTGATTGCGATGGTGCCCGACGTGGAGGACGAGCAGAGGAAACCGCCGCAGCATCCGCCACGCTGCACGAGCGGGCCGCTCGCCGTCATGTATTTCGGCGTCCACACTTCCTTGACGTGATTGCTCAACTAAGCCTCCTGACCGATTGGGGAGCGACGGGGCGGCAGCAGGGAGTT